ACACGTAACATACTGATTGACTACCCAGAGGTAGGAAGCCATCAAACAAATTGGGCTCACTAGTTGGTATAGATAGAATGTTGGCTGTCGAAAAACTGCAAATTACACACAAAAACTTCTTAGCAACAGGAACGAAGCGGAAGGTAGCATAGTGTGCAACTATTTGCACTTTATCTTGTACTTTTACGGGTTAAAGTGCAAATAAATGCACATTATGTGATGTCGACGTAGGTTGGGAAAGGTCAGAGCCCATTGTGTAGCAGTATAACAAACACCTACTTCCAATGTCTAGGCTGGATAAGACTCACATGAAGCTTTTCTTTTAGACGACGGGGCCGTAACAGGTTCCGTCTGACTGAAACGATCTACATGAAACTTAAACATTATGACGTATGTCATAATGCATATTCATATAATAAATCATTTAATTAAAACGAAGTGTAAGTAGTTTGAGCGTTAGCGAAAACTTGTTTCGTGCAACGAAACATATAAATATACTTAATACTAGTTAAGGACGTAGTGTACTAATGAACATATATGATATTGTTGCTGAAAGTAACATTAAGAAAATTGTAACTGATAAAGAGTTTTTGGAATTCCATCTTAATGAATCTAAAAAACTAAAACCTGTAAAAATTGTTGATGGCGTAGTTCATTGGAATACATCGCTACCTCTTAATGAAGCACCTGGCGATCGTATAAGCTTTCCTGGTAATAAGGTTGCTGTATTAGAAAAAATTCCTGGTGCAAATGGATGGTTTGGAGTAGCATATAATAACGGCGAAGTTGGTACATTTGATAATAGAGAAGATGCTGTAAAAGCAAGGGATGAATATCGTACTGCTGCTAGGGATGCTAGAGGAACAAATAACCCTATAGCTGCTGATCCTGATAGACTTGGGTCAACTAATGATAATTCAGACGTAGAAGCCTACAAGAGAACTAGAGAAGCTACGCTTAGAAGTCGCTTACGAAATTCTGCTGGTAGAGCAAGAATCAAAAGGTTAGTTAATAGTACAAACAACATGCTTACACGAGCATTAAAAAGATTTATCTTAGTTCCGTTAGGTGTATGGCTTATACTAGAAGAGTTTTTAATAGACTTGTGGAATTTATCTGAAGAAATTTTAGAAATGCCAATGCAAGAACAAATGACAACAGGCAAGCAAATGGCTATCGACTTTATTAAGATTGAAGGCTCGAGAGTTTTTGGTCAACTGTTAGGATTTTTTGCAGCAGCATTGCTAGTTGCAAGAACTGCTCGACTGTTAGTAAGTGGACTTTTAAATCTGTTAAGAACAGGATCGTTAGCAACAGGACCAGTTGGCGCAGCAATAGTAATATCAATAACTCTTATTGCCGAAGGAGTACTTTGGTTTGTTGTTACTACTGATTGGTTCCAAGAAAAAATGCGCAGTGCTTTCCTTTGGGCACTGCAAAATATATTTCCTTCAATAGTTAACACTGCATTTAGAGATGCTGGCGAAGAACTTGCAGACGGTGACGGATTTACTGAAGGATTCTTGCGAGACACTGAACAAGCTGCAAGAGATATGGTAGACATGTTTGGTGAAACTACAGCGCAAGAGATGGAAGAACTGAGAGATAAAGTAGAAGCTGAAAGAAGTGATGTAGAGAGAAATGATGATCCTAATGCAGCACCTCAAGATAGAACTGCACCAGCTGCGCCACCAACTAGATCAGGTCCAGTTGCTACGCCGTCTCAATCAATATCACAGCAGTTAGGTACACTAGAGTGGTAATTTTAAACTAACGGAAGTCCTGACTTGTTAGTTTGCTCCCAGTTTGATTTAATAATATTAACAAAAATTTCTTTGTCACCAACATCAATATCATACATAATATCTTGATATTGTACACCTCCTCGCATACTCCAGAGAATGCGATACAAGTCATCTTTTAACGATTTTTGGGCTGCCTCGTAATCTTCTAAAAGCTTCTCTAGGTCAGACTCCGGCATTTCCTGGATCACCCTACGAAAAAATTTGAGTCATCCATTGTAAAGATTGAAGTGTATTTTTTCTCACAACCACCACAAGTAAGATCTAATTTAGGCAAGTCCCAGTTCGCTGTATTTTTCTTTATTACTTGTTCAATACCATTAAAGTATTTTCTATCTTCTTCCATAATAAATGAGCGTATTGCATTTATATTAGTTTCTTCTTCTTCACCGTCTTTAACTTTATAAACTTGATACAATACATTGCGTTGGTTTATTGATTGGATAATATTGTATACGCTTTTTGTAATTTCGTCTTTTTGTTCTTCGGATATGTTAGGCTGTTCAGTTAATTGGAACATAGTTCTATTAGCTTGGAATAGACTTGATTGAATTTCGGACCATTCATCATAAGTTAACGGCTTAATATAAAACTTTAAACCGTCAATAATAGCATGATCAATAAATTCTCGATTTGTATAATCGTCAATGAACTTTCCTAATTCTAAATCATGACTATTACTTTCGTTACAATGCGGACAAACTGAATTTTTAGAATAAACATCACCATATGATGCAATTCGTATTGCAATTAATAAAAATTCTATATCAATACTTGACAACTGTCCTGCATTTTTAATTGCAGGAATACATGTCTGAATTAAATCTTTAACTGCTTGGCCATTGAGAAGTGCTTCCGGAGTCTTCATTGCAATTTCGTTTGCACCTGTCATTGAATAAACTGGCAAATCTTTAAACGATATGTCGGAAGAGTTGCTACTATCCATAAATCTAAACTCTGACGGCACATCAACGAATATTTTAGGCTGTCGTTTATGTTTGGTTAGTATGCTTTCCATTGGATCTCCTTTTAAGGTAAATAAGTATACAATGATATTTATGTCTAGAAATATGGGTACTTAACTAATTATGACTAATGAAGAAATGGAAGAATTAGAACGCCTTAGAGCCTCCGCTGGTAGGTCAGCTGGCGCCATGGATAGTTGGACTCGTGGATTAGAGTCAGGAGTTACAGGCCTTGCTGGATTTGCAGGGGCTGCAATAAGTGGCGAAGAAAAATTATCAAGTTATACTCAGCATATTGGTACAATGCTGTCTGGCTTTGGTGGTGCAGGTAAATTTCTAACAGGCAGTTTAGGAGTTATTACTGGGTATATAGACGATACAACAGGATCATTCCAACAAATAACTAAATCCGGTTTCCAGTTAGAAGACGGTCTAACTGGTGTTGGTATACAATCTGCTAGATCAGGAATGCAAATTCAGCAGTTTGGCAAGTTTGTTACTGATAATAGTGACATGCTGCGTACAATGGGCGGAACTGGTAGCCAAGCAATAAAAACGTTTGGCGATATGTCAAAAAGCTTTAGAGAAGATTCTTCAAATTATTCTCAAGGACTAAGACGTTTAGGTTATTCAACTGAAGAAATTAACGAAAGTCTAGTAGCGTTTTCTGCAATTAACAGAACACAGTACCTTGACAATATGCGAACTGGACAATCACAAAACAGATCCGCAATGGAATTTGCACTACAAATGGATCGAATGGCTCAGCTAACTGGAGAAAACAGAAAAGAACTCCAGAAAGAAATGGATGCCAAACGTCGAGATGGTAGAGTACAAGCGTATTTAAGAACTGAAACTGGAGCATTAGCAGATCAAATTAGTAGTTCTCTTACTACTATTGGGACAATGGATAAAAATGCTCAAACATTGCTTGAAGATATATTAGTACAAGGATCAGTTACTGGAGAAAGTGCAGCAGCAGCTAGTTTCTACGGTCAAGAAGTTACAAACGCTGCACATGCCATGCGAGCAGCACAGCAAGCACAAGATCCTGAAGCATATGCAGCAGCACAGCAACGATTCTTAGCAGGCATGGCAGTAGCACAAAACGATCAAGAGAGATTAAGAGTTGCAAGATATAGATCAGACTCTGGATACATTAATAATATACAAGATAGTATAGGCAACTTTACTGGAATGAACGATCGTTTATCTTCTGTATTAGCTGAAAGTGGAGTTGATATAGAAAATGCATCCGCCGAACAAATTCGAGCTGCTATGAGAAGTATCGATGCATCAACAGTAGCAGCGCAAACCGCAGCAGGTGTTACAGTAGACGGTGCGCAAGACGGAGTAGGCGACGGCGTTACTAACGCAGCAGCATCACTAACTGATGCTATTAATACAGTATCAAGTACAACTAGAGAACAGTTAGTTAACGTGCTTAGTAATCAAGTAGGGCCTTCGCTACGTGGATTTAGTACAGACATTGATAACTTTGCTGCAACAACACGAACTAGTATTGCATTAATGGGCGAAGGAATTGTAGGGGCCGGCAATAACGCAGCATCTACAGACACTACAGTAGGAGCAACTGTAGGCCCAGCTAGTGCAGCTCAAACATTTAATGCTGCTTCAGCTTCAGGTGCTGTCCAAGAAGGAGAACTTAATAGATTACCTCCTGACTTAGTAGCAAGTTTAAGTAGCTTAAATGATGTTTTAGCTGGATTACTAAGTGGAATAAACCCTCAAGGCAATTTCTTAGGTGGTACTGCTATCGGCGGAATGATGAATATGGTAGGTGAACAAGGACCAGAGTTTATCATGCCAAACGCAAATAGCTTAGTTGCTACTGCTAAACAGTTTGCAGACAAAGCAAGACCGCAAATGGAACAGATGGCAGCATCTATGGGACCACAAATGGAACAGATGGCTAGTCAGATGCGTCCGCAAATGGAATCAATGGCAAATCAAATGCGTTCTCAGTTTGGGTCTGGATCACAAAGTGGTCAAGATATGGAAATGATAGTTGCAAAACTAGAAACTGGATTTATGAGTTTAGTTAAAGAAATGCAAAACAACAACAGAGAAGTCAGGAAGTTGACCGGAAATGCATATAGGGTATAAGTAATAGTATGAGCTGGAAAAAATATTTTACACCTGTACAAACAGGAAATCAAGAAGGATCTTATAGTCCACTAGGCAACGGAACTGCTAGTAGACCTGGTCCTGCATCGTCGAATTATTCGAGTTATCTTCCAGACGTATACACTGGAAGTCCAAACCGTGTTGATCGCTATGGTCAGTACGAAACAATGGACAGTGACAGTGAAGTAAATGCAGCACTAGATATTCTTGCTGAGTTTTGTACACAAAAGAACACTACTAACAACACTCCGTTTACTTTAGATTTTAAAGAAAAAGCAACAAGTTCAGAAGTTAGAATACTAAAACAGTATTTGCAGCAATGGACTAAGCTACAAAACTTCCAAACACGAATCTTCCGCATATTGCGCAACGTATTCAAGTACGGTGATGCGTTTTTTATTAGAGATCCAGAAACTAAGAAGTGGTTTTATGTAGATCCTAGCAAAATTACTAAAATTATTGTAAACGAAAGCGAAGGCAAGAAGCCAGAGCAGTATGTTGTTAAAGATCTTAACATTAACTTTGGTAATCTAGTTGCTACTACACTAGCTACTGACCCAGGTGCAACTACAAGTTCAGGACACCAAGGTTATTTTACAGGCGGCGCTCGCGGAATGGCTGGCGGTTCACCAAATCCAGGTACAAACGGATCTAGATTTGAAACTACACAAGATGAAGTTGCAGTTGATGCTAAAAATGTTGTACATTTAAGTCTAAGTGAAGGCTTAGACAATAATGCACCGTTTGGTAACAGCCTACTAGAGACAATCTTTAAAGTATACAAGCAAAAAGAACTACTAGAAGACGCAATTATCATTTATCGTGTACAACGTGCGCCTGAACGTAGAGTATTTTATGTTGATGTAGGCAATATGCCAAGTCACCTTGCTATGGGCTTCGTTGAGCGTGTAAAAAACGAAATACACCAAAGACGTATTCCTAGTGCAACAGGTGGTGGACAGAATGTTATTGACAGTGCTTACAATCCCCTGTCAATCAACGAAGATTACTTCTTCCCACAAACAGCAGAAGGTAGAGGATCTAAAGTTGAAACACTGCCAGGTGGTACTAACCTAGGTGAAATTGACGATCTTAAATACTTTACTAACAAACTAGTACGTGGACTTAGAATTCCTTCAAGTTATTTGCCAACAGCAGCAGATGACGGACAAAGTCAGTTCAATGACGGGCGTGTAGGCACGGCTTACATCCAAGAATTAAGATTTAATGCATACTGCGAACGTTTACAAAGCCTAATACAAAATAAATTCGACGAAGAGTTTAAACTTTATATTTTAGAAAAAGGTGTAAACGTTGATACTAGTGTTTTTGAACTAGGTTTCCAACCTCCTAAGAACTTTGCAAGCTATAGACAAGCAGAACTTGATAATAGTCGTATTGGTACGTTTACACAGCTACAACAAATTCCTTATATGAGTCAACGTTTTGCAATGCAACGCTTCTTAGGTCTTAGCGACGAAGAGATTGCAGAAAATGAACAGCTATGGCGCGAAGAAAATGACGAAAATCTCTCAACACCAACTGATGCAAGCGGTGAATTAAGAAGTGCAGGTATTAGTTCGGGATCAATTAGTGCAGACTTAGGAGCAGCAGAAACAGAAGCTCCGGCAGCAGATGCACCAGCCCCAGAAGGCGGCGCACCAGGTGAACCAGCAGATTCGGGAGCAGACCTAGGCGCACCAGCAGCAGGTGGCGGAACTACAACTCCTACTATCTAAGGATAAATAATTACATGATACTAAGAGAACTTTTTTACTTTGATAAAGCTACGTTAGAAATGACAGACGATGGAAGATATTCGCCTGAGAATGATTCTGATGTTGTTGAACAAGGTGACACACGAAAAACTAGATTAACACTAGAACAAATTAATCAACTTCGTGTCGCTTCTGATTTACATGAACAAGAAAAAGAAGCAGAACTAGAGTTTGTTAGACAAATGTATGGTGTACCTGCTCAGCCAGGTATGTAATGATATCCTTTGTTCTAGGTAACGGAAAATCAAGAAAACAATTTGACATAAAGCATTATAGAAGTTATGGAAACATATACGGATGCAATGCAATATATCGCGACGAACAAGTTGATTATCTAATTGCTGTTGATCCTCCAATGGCACAAGAAATAATTGACAATAATGCACACCTTACTACTAAATTCTATACTAGAGAACACAAACGTTTTAAAGGAATAGACAATATTAACTATCCTAGTAAAAGTTTAGGATGGTCAAGCGGACCAACAGCACTGTGGATTGCTAGTAGTAATAACCCTAAAGTTATATTCATTGCAGGTTTTGATTTCGCCAGCTCGGATGAAAAACTAAATAACATATACGGAAGTACACAGAACTATAAACAGGCAGACAGTCCGGCTACTTACTTTGGTAATTGGATTAAACAAACAGAACTAATTATACGAGACAATCCAGGCATTCAATATTACCGAATTACTACTGAAGAATATAAATTTTCTCCCACTAACTATTACAAATATAAGAATTTTTCTAATATAAGTTATGAGAAAATGAATGAAAAGCTTAAAACCTTCCGTTTTGAGCCTATTTCGTAGTAGTTATTTGTGTATATAGTAAATACTTATTGACAGCCTTGTAATAACAAACGAACATAGGAGATACAAATGACTGATCGTACAAAATTTGAAAAAATGCTTGAACTCCTTATCAACGAAGACCGTGACGCAGCTGAAGAGCTATTTCACGAGATTGTTGTAGAGAAATCAAGAGACATTTATGAAGGTCTACTAGAAACTGATCTAGAAGACGAAGACATTGACGAAGCAACAGAAGAAGACGAAGATGAAGTTGTCGACGAAGCTGATGATGAAGAAGTTGATGAATCAGAAGAAGAATTAGATGAATTTGCAGTAGAAGGCGACGACCCAATGGGCGGCGACCCTGCAGACGATATGATCGGCGACATCGAAATGGATGGCGGCGATGACGAAGGTGACGACATGGACATGGACGACGAAGGCGAAGAAGCTGGAGACGACGAAATGGAAGATCGTGTTGAAGACCTAGAAGATGCCCTTGACGAACTTAAAGCAGAGTTCGAAGCTATGATGGGTGGAGCTGACGATAACGAAGGCGACATGGACATGGATATGGGCGATGAAGAAGGCGAAGAGGAAGAAGCAGAAGAAGCTTTTAACTTTGAGTCAGCTGATGCAGACGGTGAGCAACTAGACGAATATACTAACAAAGTTGCAGATCCAAAAGGCGAAGACAACAAAGCAACATCACCAGTAGCTGGTAAAAACGATATGGGCGGCACTGCTGCAAATATTGCAAAAGGATCAGCTGAAGAAAAAGGTGGAAGCGCAGACAAGCCAAAAGTAGAAGACGCAGGAAACGTTAACACCAAAGGTGGAAACAAAAAAGCGCCAGCATACAAATCTGCTAAAGCATAAGCGAGGACTTTACTGATGAATGTACTCCAAGAGAACTTGACATTCGACCAAGCAAATATGGTCGTTGAGTCTGCTAACGAAGGAAAGGACCTTCACATGAGCGGCATCTTCATCCAAGGTGGTGTAAGAAATGCTAATCAGCGTGTGTATCCCGTGAATGAAATCGGCAGGGCTGTCAAAACACTCAATGAACAGATTGAGGGAGGATATTCGGTTCTTGGGGAAGTAGATCATCCGCAAGGTCTTAACGTAAACTTAGATCGTGTAAGCCATATGATCACAAAAATGTGGATGGATGGCCCAAACGGTTATGGTAAATTAAAACTTATTCCGACGCCAATGGGTGCGCTAGTAAAAACAATGCTAGAAGCCGGTGTTAAATTAGGTGTAAGTTCAAGAGGTTCCGGTGCTGTCGCAGAAGATGGCTCCGGTGAGGTTAGCGACTTCGAAATTATTACAGTTGATGTTGTCGCTCAACCTAGTGCTCCTGGTGCATACCCTACACCGATTTATGAGCACCTTATGAATCAAAAGGGTGGACATCAGGCATTTGGGCTAGCCCAAGAACTTAGGGAAAACGCACAGGCACAAAAGTATTTAAAGAATCAGTTGATTAATATAATCAACGGGCTCCGATAAACGAGGAGAAAACTATGTTGGACGCATTAAATAAACTATTTGAGAACAACGTTGTTTCCGAAGACATTCGAGCAGAGATTGAAGAAGCATGGAATGCTAAAGTTACTGAAGCAAAACAGACCGCAGTTGCAGAACTACGTGAAGAATTTGCTCAGAAATACGAGCATGACAAAGGCGTTATGGTAGAAGCTATCGATAAGTTAGTAGAAGACCGTCTTCAAGCTGAGATTTCTGAGTTTGCAGAAGACCGCAAACAGTTAGCTGAAGCAAAAGCAAAGTACGGAGTAGCAATGCGCCAAAACGCAGATCTACTAAAAGGCTTTGTTGTTGAGTCATTAACAAAAGAAGTATCAGAGCTACATGAAGATCAGAAAGTTATGGCAGAAAAGTATAGCCAACTTGAAGATTTTGTTGTAGAAGCTCTTGCTAAGGAAATTGCAGAGTTCCATACAGATAAGAAAGATCTTGCAGAAACAAAAGTTGCATTGATAAGAGAAGCAAAAGCACAATTTGCAAAAGTAAAAACTACTTTTGTTAAGAAAAGCTCAGCTCTTGTTGCCGAAACAGTTAAGAAGTCACTTACTAAAGAGATTTCAACACTGAAAGAGGATATCGACGCAGCTCGCACTAACGACTTTGGTCGTAAGATCTTCGAAGCGTTCGCGTCAGAATACAATAACAGCTATCTTAATGAGAAATCAGAGACAGCTAAACTTCTAAAAGTACTAGATAAGAAAGATTTAGAACTTGCAGAAGCGAAAAAAGTAGCAAAAGAAAAAGCTGCTTTAGTTGAAAGCAAACAGCAAGAGATTGCTCAAGCTAACGACAAAATGATGCGCACACAAAAGCTTCACGATCTTCTTCGCCCACTTAACGGTGAGCAAAGAGAAATTATGACAGACTTACTGGAATCAGTTCAAACTAATCGCTTAAACGCACAATTTGAAAAGTACCTACCGGCAGTAATTGACGGTAAATCTCCAGCGAAGCAGAAGGCACAACTTACAGAAGGCACAGAAATCACAGGCAACAAAGAAACAACTAGTATTAGTAGTGCAAAGGGCGATACAGGGGCAGAAGTCTTTGATATTCGTCGTTTAGCGGGATTATAATTTAAGGAGAACATGAAAATGTCAGAATTACTAGAAAGCCGCTGGCAGGACACTAAAAGCGCACTGCTCGAAGGCCTAGAAGGCAATCGTAAGTCAGTCATGGCTGTAACACTTGAGAATACACGTAAGTATTTGTCAGAGAGTGCAACAGCTGGTGCCACATCTGCCGGTAACGTAGCAACACTTAACCGTGTTATTTTACCAGTCATTAGACGTGTAATGCCAACAACTATCGCAAACGAGTTAGTTGGTGTACAACCAATGACAGGTCCAGTGGGTCAAATCCACACACTAAGAGTTCGTTATGCTGACTCTGCCACAAGTGGCGGCGGCGTAACAGCTGGAGAAGAAGCTCTATCACCATTCAAAATTGCTCAAGGTTACTCAGGTAACGATGCAGCAGATCCAGATGGTAAGGGTGACGCAACTGCAACACTAGAAGGTGCAGCAGGCAAGCGTATGTCAATTCAGATCCTAAAGCAAACTGTCGAAGCAAAGTCACGCAAGCTATCAGCTCGCTGGACATTTGAATCAGCACAAGACGCACAAGCCCAGCAGGGTATTGACGTTGAAGCTGAAATCATGGCAGCATTGGCTCAGGAAATTACAACTGAAATCGACCAAGAAATCCTAAACAGCCTACGTGGCCTAGCAGGAACTGCATCTGAAACATTCAATCAGTCAGCAGTATCTGGTACAGCTACATTCGTTGGTGACGAGCATGCAGCACTTGCAGTTCTAATCAACCGTCAGGCAAACAAGATCGCTCAGCGTACACGTAGAGGCGCAGGTAACTTTGCAGTGGTATCACCACAGGCATTGACTATCCTACAGTCAGCAACTACAAGTGCATTTGCACGTACAACTGAAGGTACATTTGAAGCACCAACAAACACTAAGTTCGTTGGCACATTGAACAACGCAATGAAAATTTACGTTGATACATATGCAGCAGATGATACTGATGTTCTTGTTGGATACAAAGGTTCAAGTGAAGCAGACGCAGCAGCGTTCTACTGCCCATACATCCCATTGATGTCAAGTGGTGTTGTGCTTGATCCAGATACTTTCGAGCCAGTAGTAAGCTTTATGACACGTTACGGTTATGTTGAGTTGAACAACACAGCATCGTCACTTGGTAATGCAGCAGACTACGTAGAGAAAGTAGCTATCTCAAACGTAAGCTTCAGCTAAGTTTTATTATACATAAAACACTAAAAGGGCGCCTTAGGGTGCCCTTTTTTAATGACTAGAGTAAACTGCAAACTTAGCTTATTCCGTAAATGGATAAATACTTTTGTCATAGAGAATGTCCTCTACGATAGGACTTATGCAGTATACCCACTGCGTAGACTTAGAACGTCAAAGGAGAAAACAAATGGGAAGACCACTCAATAAAAGATTTTTCGGAACGCCAACAGCTGGCGGAAACGAAATTAAAGTAAGATTCCGTGCAACAGGTGAAACTGAAGCAAATGGTTGGATTGTTAAGCAAAAAGGATCCAAGAAGTTTGTATGCACAGATGGAACTAACGAAGAACTATGTACACTAGTTGATAAAGCGCAAGGCACTTTAGCAGCTGGCGACATGACAATTACAGTTAAAGACGATGCAGGTAATGCAAAACAAGTTACTAAAATTGCAGGACGCAAAGTAACGCTTGACACAGGCGAAAGTATTGCTTGGAACATGACAGATGCAACAGATGATGGTGCAGTTGAAATGGAAGAAGCGGGCACTGATGACTCGTTTACAAGTGCAGATGATTTCGAGCCAGACGCATAAGAAATTATCGTTAATCTGAATAAGGAATTGTAATGTTAAAACTAGTTAGTGTACCAGACGGCGACTATAAAATTAAATCAAAACCAGGCGGCAAGATTATTCTCTCCCCTGGTGCAACAGGTAATGTTGTAGTCGATGGTAATTTGACTGTTACTGGTAGTACTAGTACAATTGAATCTACAATCACAACGATTAAAGACCCTATTATAACTTTAAACGAAGGTGACCCAGGTACACAAGGCGGCATAAGTTTTAGAAAGTCAGGATTGCACATTAATAGAGGTAATGGCATTCCTGACACTTACATTGTTCACGATGAAGATATTACTTGGTCTGATCCTAGATCAGGCGCAGTAACTGATGGTGTAATTAATGTGTTCCAAGAGTCCTTTACAGGCGGCGGAACAAGGATTGAAAGATCTGTTCCTATTAAAGTAGGCGGAATTGTTATTAGTTCTGGTTCTGACTTCCAGTTCCAAGGACTAGGAGCAACTGGAGTATTGTCAGTTGACAGTGCAAGTTATACTGAAACACTGGATCCTAGAGCATCAGGATACTTTTTTGATGATGATGATAAATTTCTTGCTAACAAAGGTTACGTTGATTGGAAAATTATTAATTATCTAACATCTATTGGTGTTCCAACTATTAGTGCAGCTTTACTTGATCCAATTACATTCCAGACTATATCAGCTACTAGTGTAGGTGTTCAGCAAGATGGTGTTGCAGGATGGGCTCAGAATAGTCAAGTTGAAATGACTATTGATAACATCCCTGTATTTAGAGCAACACTGGACGATGGATTTGAATTTTATAATGCTATTGACGCACAAGGATTACGAATTAAATCAGTTGCTGACGGCACTTTACTTGAAAGTATGGGGTCAAACTCAGACTTAATATTAGGTGTTAGCGGGACTGGAAGCGTACAAGTATTAGATGATTTATTAATGGTTAAAAACGTAAGTGAGCCTGCGTTACCAGCACCTGATACTGGAACTAAATTATACGGAGGCGAAATCGGCGGTGGCGGCACAGGTTTGTATGCTGCAACAGACGAAGGCCGAGATGAATTGGCAAGCAGACGAAAAGCAATCATTTACGGATTGTTATTTTAAGGAATAAAAAATGGCTATTAAAAATGTAAGAATAACTGATACTAACCCAACAGAGGTGTTGTTAAACGACCAAGCTGTCGGCGGAGGTAACGACATAGCTGTTACTATTGCAATACTTTGTAACACAACTGCTTCTACGGATGCAACAGTTGATATATTTGTTGTAGCAGCAGGTGATGCTGCTGGACCAAGTAATCAAATAATGAATAACTTAGCAATTCCAGCAGGAGAAAGTTTTAGTTTAGATACTGAAAAGTTTGTTATGGAAACAAATGACGGAATTGTAATAACTGCTAGTGTTGCAAATGCAATAACAGTAACTTCAAGCTTTGTGAGAGTATAACAACATGAAATTTCTAAAACGTACTACACTTGCTAATAAAAATGTTAAAGACGAAGCACTAAAGATTAATAGGTTTGGCGAAGTAACTACTGACAGTAAAATGTCAATAGGAAAAACTGGTCGACCTAACGTAGAACTTGATGTTGCAGGCAGCGCAAATGTTGCAGATACGTTAAATGCAAACGTACTACAAGCATCAGTACTTGAACCACAATTTTCTAATGGAGACTTGTCGATCCAGGCAAGCGGAACAGGCAATGTTGTTATTAACAACTTGCTTACTGTTGGCGAAACTGCTACTACGTTTACTGGTGAAGTAGTTAACATTAACAACTTACGACTCGATGGCGATGGCGCAAGAACAGGTATTTCGGCAATCGATTCAAACACAGGGTTGTATTTAGATAGTGCAGGTACTGAAGGAATTTATGCAAACGGAGTAGACATTACTAAGAAAGAAGGTAATGTTTATTGGGTAACAGCAAACGGAAGCGACGGTAATACTGGCGAAAGTATGCAAGATGCATTTGCTACTATTAGACAAGCACTTGTTGTTGCACGTAACGGCGATCATGTTAAAATTGGATCAGGAACATTTGAAGAAATATTTCCGCTAACTGTTTTTCCAGGCGTGAACATTAGTGGACAAGGAATTCGTTCTACACAAATTAAACCAACTGCGGCTACAAGAACACAAAACTGTTTCCAGTTTAGAGGCGGATCTTTAGTTAAAGATTTAACAATTCGTGAAATGGAATATGACTCTGTAAATGATAGAGGTTATGCATTCTGTTACGACGAAAGTACATTAGCAACCTTTACACGTGGTCCGTACATTATGAACGTAACTGTTCTAAACTTTGGGTCTAGTGTAAGATTAGGACTTAATTCTCCAGATGATCCATACGGATTTAATGCAGGAGATGCAGGACGAGGTATTAAAGCAGACGGTCAATTTGTTAGTAGAAGCGCAATAGAAGCTAGCTTCTTAGTTAACGAAGCAACGTTCTTTTGTCCAGGACAAACTGCTGTTGTTTTAACTAACGGTGTAAGAATGGAGTATTTAAACTCATTTACATACCTTGCAGACAAAGCGTTTGATGCAACAACTGGAGTACAAGGTTGGGGCGGATCAGGACAAACATATGTTGTTGTAAACAATGTAACCGGCGGAAACTTTATTCCAGGAGAAACAGTACGTTATACGTCAACTGACGGTTCTACTGTAGCACAATTCCAGATATCAGGATGGGACGTTGCAACACAAACATTATCTATTACAGGATTATATACAGGATTAGACGGAGTAGACTTTACACCGCAATACGGACAAGGTGGGTCAATTATTGGTACAGTTTCCGGCGTACAAGCAGAGTCTGTAACAGAAGTTACAAAGTTTGAATTTGGCGCAGAATTAAGAGCAATTGGTTCTGCAAACGTATACGGTAACACTGGCGTAAATGCTGACGGCCCGGGTGTAAGTTTAAGATTAATTAGCCACAACTTTGCATACATTGGCGCAGGTAAACTTACATCAAATCGTGCATCAGATGCAATACAAGCAAATGAAGTTGTAGAAACTAATGGCGGTAAAATACGCTATACTACAACTGACCATTTAGGTGATTTCCGTGTAGGTGAATTATTTTATGTATCACAAGAAACTGGCGAAGTAACAATTGACGGTGCTGGCTTAAACTTTGGTGCATTAGCTGGCGGCCTAGAATTTGATGACGGTCAGGGAAATAAAAGTACTATTACTGCTACAGGAATTACAACAGGATTTATGTCCTTTGCAAATAACGGTATAGGTTCTACTGATATACTTGAGATAGACTCGCTAGATGCATTAAGTTTATTCTCAGACGAAGGAACTATTACTATTAATGCTGCTAGCGGAACACAGCAAGTAGAAATAACAGGTGAACCGATTGTACTACGCGGCAACATTGACTTAGGTACAGATCCAGATGATCCAGTTAATCCATATCCGTTTGTTACAAGATTTAAATCGTATGTAGAAAGTAATATACAACCTGCACCAGAGTTTACAAATATTTGGGACTTAGGTGCCCCTGACGCAGTTTGGGGAACAGCTTATGTTAGTGCTGTACAAGTAGATGATATTCTAATCGAAAACAATAAAATATCAGTAGGAGTTACTAACCAAGATTTAGAACTAGAGCCAGCAGGCGCAGGTAAGATTTTACTAGGTGGTACTTCGTATGTTAGAGTTCCTGTAGGCAACACACCTGAAAGAGGATCAAGTGCTGATACAGGTGCTATAAGATTTAACACACAAATTCAACAGTTTGAAGGATATCAAGGTACTGCTTGGAGTTCACTAGGTGGTGTTAAAGATATTGACGGCGACACGTACATTACTCCGGAAGTATCTCCAGGATCTAACGATGATAGATTTGATATCTATGCAGGTGGCTCGCTAGTTGGACAATGGAACTTTGATGATCTAACAGTTAATACTACACGATTTAATAATAATAACTTTACATTTGAATCTAATACGATGAAGATGACAGATGCAAATGTAGACTATCGCTTTGAGATTCTTCCAGGCGGTACTGGCGAATTCCGCTTTAATAAAACAGTAAACATTGACGGCGACATTGTACTACCTGGGGGTACTATTAGTGCCCCTAACGCTGTACTAAGTGTTACTACGCTTGCTGCAAGTAACTTTGCTAGTGATATTATTCCTGATGTAAGCATGGCGTATGATATTGGTCATACAACAGCAATGTACAATGCAGCATACATTAACGAAATTAACACTGAAGACTTTAGACTTTTCCAAAACAGAATTAGTACAGTTAATACTAACTCTGACTTTGAAATTGCAGCAGCTGGTAGTGGACAAATTAGAGTACTTGGCGAAAGTGCATTAGTTATTCCAATCGGTACAAACGCTACAAGACCAATTGGCGAAATTGGTCAAGTACGATTTAACACAGATACAAATCAGTATGAAGGTTTCAACGGAGTTGCTTGGAGTTCGTTAGGCGGCGTAAGAGATGTAGACGGCGATACTCTTATTCTTCCAGAATTATCACCTGGGTCAAATGAAGATACATTGTTCTTCTATGTTGGCGGCATCGAAGCACTTAGATTAAACAACCAAGGTTTCCAAGGCGGTATCTTAATTGATGGCAACATGCGTCTTGAAGGTAACGCAATTAAAACATTAACATCCAACTCAGACTTAGATGTAATGGTTAACGGTACTGGAGAAATCAATTTAGAAGCTAACACAAATGTAACTGGCGTATTAAATGCAAGTAGTTGGGTAACAACTCCGAGAGCGTTTGTTACAGGAGAGTTAATAAACAGAATTGCGTATATTGACTTCCAGAATGAAATACAAACAAGCGATAACTTACAATTTGATGATACTGAATTAACTGTTAATGTTCCTACTAACATTAATAGTAACACAACTATCGATGGAATACTTAACGTTACGGCTAACATAAACGTTCCAGAAGTATTTACAGACTTCTTAACTGTTGCTGAAGATTCGTACTTCTTAAAAAATGTTTACTTTGATCAGATAGGTATATTTGGTACACGTATTAGTACACTAGATACTAATGCTCCTTTACAACTTGATGCTGCCGGTAACGGTAGAGTTGTATCAATGACAAACATGACCATTGAAGGCGAATTGTTTATAGACGGCGACATCTTTGGTAATCAAACAACACAGAATGTGTTTAATACTACAGCAACTTCTATTAATGCATTTGGTCAAGCAACTACTATTAGCTTTGGTAATGCTGCTGGCACAACAACATTTAACGCAAATACACCGTCACTAAATTCTACATCAGGCGCAGTAGTTATAGGCGGCGGTGTTGGCATTGGCGAAAATTTACACGTTGCAGGTGACTTAAATGTTGAAGGCGGCGACATTAAAACGTTGCAACAAAACTTTAAACTACTTGACGAAAACATACAATTCTTAGATGCATTCGGAAGTTCTACCTCAATTAACTTTGGTGCACCAACTGGTCAAACTGACTTTAAATCAACTGACGGCAGTACTAGCTCGCTAACAGGCGGCGTTATATTTAGAGGTGGCATTGGTGTTGCAGAAAACATCTTTGCAGATGGTATTATAAATGCAACTAACACTACTGATGCAACTAACACTTCAAGCGGCGCTCTTATTGTTGAAGGCGGCGCAGGAATTGGAGCAAGTTTATTTGTCGCAGGAATTACACGTCTTGAAAATACAACAACGTCGACAGATAGTACAACTGGCGCACTTGTAGTCGAAGGCGGCGTTGGAGTTAAAGAAAATCTCAACATAGCCGGAGTTGTTAACATTGAATCAACAACTGAGTCTGGTAGCACTGAAACTGGTGCATTGGTTGTATCAGGTGGCATTGCTACAGGCAGAGACATTTATGTTGGTCAAGATGTAGAAGGTTCGGGAATTGATCTAAGTTATATTAATAACTTTACTATCGATGGCGGAACTTACTAAAAAATCAGTTACCTCCTTAAAGAAATAAATACATGTACAAGAGCATATCGTAACCAGGAAATGACCTAATGGCAAATAAAATACTACACAAACGAAATAATGTCCAAGGACAAGCACCAACAGCAGAGCAATTAGACTTAGGTGAAATTGCAATTAATACTGCCGATGGGAAGATGTTTATTAAAAAATCCGATGGCACTATTCAAGATGTAAGTAAAGAAATATTTAAAGGCGATACTAGAGTAGTAGTTAATGACGAAGGAAATGGCGTTGTTACTATGTTAGTTGACGGTGTAGAAAAACTACGTGTTGACGGAACTCAAGTAAGTATATCTGATGATTTAGAAATAGATAATCAAGGATCAATTAAACTTAAAGAACTGGGAGCATTTGGCAATGACTCAGTTAACCTTAAAGCTCCGTCGGAGCTAAGTGATAGTTACGATATTATACTGCCAGCATCTGATGCTAAAAAAGGACAAATTTTACAAAACGTAGGATTTGGACAAACGCAATGGAGTGATCCAGGTTCACTAGGTGGTAACAGAATTTACGTTAGTGCAGAGTACGGCGACGATACAAATGACGGACGCACTGGCGCTGTTAAAACTATTAAACGTGCTGCACAAATTGCTTCAGATGGTATCTTTACACCGGTTGTTGATCCTGGTCAGTCAGCTTACGATGCTAAAGATTTAATAGAAGCTAACAGAGCATTCTTAGAAGAAGAAGTTGTACAGTTTAGTACTAATGCATTTAATATTACATATGATGCAGCAAAGTGTGAACGTGATGTAGGTTTAATTATTGATGCAATTGAGAACGATATGCGCCTTGGCGGCGACTCTGCATCAACAGTTGCTGGCGCACTTTATTCACTAGAAAGTTCTGCATTAGTTAAACAATCACAAGACGTTGCTACAGAATACGGCTTAAGAAGAATTAGAGATATTGTTAAAGAAGTTGTAACTAACTCTGTTATTACTGACACAACTCAAGTAGGCGCAGTACAACAATTCGACGGCACGAAAACTGCAACAGCAAGTGAAGCATTATTAGTTGAAGGATTAGGACAAAAAGTAGTTGACTTTTATGTTGATGGCGTCGGCGATGGTCCAAATGAAACTAAAACTTTAGACACTGGCTTACTTAATGCAGAAACACTAATCGACAATAACAAAAACTTTATTCAAGACGAAGTTATTGCATTCTTAAATCAAAAGTATAGCGGCTTTGCATATGACGAAGCTAAGTGTGCTAGAGATACTGGGCTACTTATTGATGCTGCAAACTTTGATTTACTTTATAGTGGTAATGCTGAATCTCATTATGCTGGCATAACTTATTTAAATGCTACAGCTTCAGCAGTTAGAGATTCGCAAAAACTAGAAACACTTGCAGGTATTGATTATGCAAGAACAATTGCTAAAAAGGTTGTACTAGGTGAACCTGTAAAGTATACATATCAAACAAATGAAGTACAAAACACTGCTTTACCGGCTGGTACGCAAACTGAAGCAGATAAAGTTGAAACAAACCTTAGTATTGTATACGGATTATTAAATGCTGGTATAGGAACTGCTAACGGTGTAATAACAACTGATACTGCAAAACTAAATTCAGACACACTAATTGAAAACAACTACGACTTTATTAAAGAAGAAGTCATTGGATACTTGACAGCAACATATGCTGGTTACACTTATGATCAAAATAAGTGTCGTAGAGATGTTGGCTTAATTCTTGATGCAGTGCGTTATGACTTAACACACGGCGGAAACAACGAAAGTATTCAAGCAGCACTATCTTACTATCGTTGGGTTGCAAGTACAACTATTAATCAACAACTAGGCGAAACACTTGCAGGTATTGATTATGCACTAGACCTAGCTGCATTAGTAGTACTAAATCAAGCACCTGCACAAAGTTATCAAGGTGTATTTGCACAGTTTACTGATACAGGCAATGCAGGCGATGCTGCTTCGCAGACTATCATTAACGGATTAAACGCATTAATTGCTGACATTATTACAGACGGCGACAGTGCATCTATTGGATTAGACATCGATCCTAATAACGCTGTACCAAGTACTTTACAAGATGTTATTAATGCAAACGCAATACTAGAAGCTAACAAAGACTTTATTAAAGCTGAAACAGTTGCATTTATTACAGAAACATTTGGCAACTTTGATTATGACCCAGTTACTTGTTCTAGAGACGTAGGTCTTATTGTAGACGCAGTAAAATATGACGTAGAACACGGCGGCGATGCAGAAAGTATCTTTGCAGGTATTTCTTACTACAACAATGTTAGTGCAGGCACTGGAGAAATTACAGGAGATGCAGTTGACGTATTAAGAGCGCAATTGCAGCCAACAATTGATGCACTAGAATATACTAGAGACTTGCTAACTAAAGTAGTACTACAGTCTACAATTGATAATCCTTACCAAACAGGATCTACACAAACACTTGACGCTGCTAACCCAACTACAAATGCAGTAGCAAATACAGTTTATAATCGTGCTAATACAGTAGTAACAATACTTAAAAACGGTTTAGGCGTACAGAACAGCTTTACAAAAACAGCAAATGTTCCGGCACTTAACGCTGAAAGTTTGTTACAACAGAACACTACATTTATCCAAGAAGAAGTAGTTGCATACACTACTGATCAGTTCCCAGGCTTTACTTATGACGCAAATTCATGTAAACGTGATGTTGCGCTAATACTTGATGCTATTGAATATGACTTAACACACGGCGGTAATACTAATACTATTGCAGCAGGTGTTGCATATTATAAACAAGCAGCAGCATTAGTAGTCAGTGGACAGCGTACAGAAACACTTGCAGGCCTTGCACACTTTAAAGACATTGCGCAAAAAATTGTTCGTAACGTAACAATTGACACAACATACTCTTCAGAAGCACAAGTATTTGACGGAGCAAATCCAAGTGATGTAACTAGTGCAAACACAATAGGTTCACTACTTGACATTATTATTGATATTGTTGATGACGGATTAAGTACACAAGTAAACGTTATAGCTAACGGTGCTTTAACAACTGATCAAGATATACTAGATGCAGGTGCATTAATTACTTCTAATAAAGCGTTTATCCAGGCTGAAACAGTTGCTTACGTAGATGCAAGTTGGATTAACTTCTCTACAGGTTATAATCAAAACTTGTGCAGACGTGACACTGGTTTAATACTTGATGCAATTAACTTCGACTTAACATACGGCGGAAATTCTAACTCAGTAACAGCAGCAATTGCATACTTTAAGCAAAGCAGTGCATTTGCACTACAACGACAGTTAGTACAAACTGTTGACGGTATTATGCATGCTGTTAAGCTAGCACAACAGGTTGTCGAAAACTATGATGTAACTAGCTGGCAGATTGGCTCTACACAAACACTTGACGTTCAAAATCCAGGAAGTGCAGAAGCAGTTACTAAGATTGCTGAACTTGGAGTAGTAATTGAAGATATTATTACAGACGGGGCAAGCGCAGAAGCAGGTATTTCTATATCTAGAAATACACTAATACCAACAACTAATACAAACATTACAAATGCAGCAGACCTAGTTGCACTTAACAAAGCATTTATACAAGCTGAAGTTGTTAGCTACATTAACACATACTTTACAAACTTTACATATGATGTAGAGTTCTGTCGTAGAGACGTAGGACTGTTTATTGATGCCATTACATATGATTTAATCTACGGTGGTAACTCACGTGCAATTGAAGCAGGTGAAGCATACTACATTGGTAATACTAGTGTTATTCAAGGACAGGAATTCCAAACAGTCTTAGCTAACTTATACTTTAAGAAACTAGTTAACAACATATTACAAAACGTTGTAAACGATCGTTTGTACCAAAACATAACAGGACAAACAGTTGATTTTACTAAAACTGTAGAAGGTCCTACACTAGGAATTGTTGAATCAGAATTTGATATTATTGTTGATATTATCGAAAACGGACCTAATTCTGTAAATATTCCAACACAAGTTGATCCGGCATTTAATATTGCATATACAACTATTATGGTATCAACTGGCGAATACAAAGAAGACAACCCAGTTATTCTTCCAGACTATGTATCTGTTGTTGGCGACAACTTGCGTACAACTATTATTCGTCCACTAAATGCTAACCAAGACATCTTCCGTATTCGTAACGGTTGTTACTTACTAGGTGTTACATTTAAAGACGGACTAGATGCGTTTAACGTGCCGAGCTTTACAGGTAGATTCTGTACAGCTTTCGATGATCCGTTTGATACAGGTGTTGATCGTACAGGTTATGTAGGACTAAGAGAGCGTCCACTTATTACACAATCGCCATACGTGCAGAACGTATCTATTATTTCGTTCTTAGGACTAAGTGGTTGTTTAGTAGACGGTTCAAAAGTTATTACACCAAACATTCCGCGCTTTGCAATTGAAGCAGAAAATCCAGTATTTGGCGAAACACCTGAACAAGGTAAGTCAATGGTTGCTAACGCATATACTATGCTATCATTTGGTGGTGTTGGTTGGCGTCTAACTAACGATGCATACGCACAGATCGTTTCCTGTTTCCAAATCTTCTTAGGCAACGGTTGTTGGTGTCAGTCAGGTGCTTACCTTTCTGTTACTAACTCTGCTACTAACTTTGGTTTATACGCACTGCGTTCATCAGGTTACTCTGCTAACAGCTTTGTGTTTGACCGTGGTGTTATTGCTGAAGCTGGCGCACAAGCGTCACAGCAAAAACTAATTACCGTTGGTACTAAGCGTACTCCGATTAACCAGTTTGTTATCAGACTTTATGACGATGACGAGTTTAACAACTTAGCTAACGATATTACAAACAGCTTTAAAACTGTACCTGCTATACTAGAATTTAATGCAGGTGAGATTGGAGAGCTATACGGTGACGATGCAATTTACCCTGTTGACTCAGTTACAGCATCAACATTTACTATCCAAGTTGGTCCAGGTAAAAATCTAGGAACTTATGTATCCGGCGGTACGGTTGATATTAATGGTGCTAATACTCCTGAGAATGTTGTATCAGCAGTTTATGATAATGTAGCAGGAACTTTAGAAATTGAAGTAGCTACACTGCCTGTAGTACTTGATAATGTAACTATTACAGAGATTGAATTTGACGGAACTAATTATCCTGTATATGAAGCAGGATCATTAGATGTAGATGCAAACACAATTACTATTCCAGGACACGGATTAGTTACAGGTGATGCTGTAACTTATCGTAGAAACGGTAACGTTGAGATCCCAGGTATTGCTGACCAAGGCTTGTATTATGTAGAAGTGCTAACAGCAGAAATTATTAGACTGTATCAAGATGATTCAAGAGGATTTGTTGCTGATATTATTGAAGTTTCTAGTGGTACACATACTATTGAAACACAAACTGAAGAATTCTTTATTGATGACATTCTTCTTGATGCAGACGGTAATAAGCAAACACACAACAAGTATCAAGTACTAACATTAGCACCTGGATCATATGCATTTGCACCAGGTGATACTATTGAAGCAACTACTGGAATTTATAGAAACAAGGCATATGTTTATGAATACAATTCAGTTACTAGACAGCTAACAGTATCTGTAGAAAAAGCAGAAAACCAAGGCTCACTAACAAGAATCTTCTTTGATGCTACAAGTATTATTGACAGAGATAGTGCTGCGATTCCTAACAGTAATATTGCTGTTACAGGATTTACGTCAAGAACAGACTTGTTCACAGCAGAGTTTACAATTGATCCAACTATTGTTGGTGGTGTATTTACTAACACTGGTAATTTACCAGGAACGTTTATACGTTTCCATAGACCAAGTATTGTTAACAGTTCATCTCACACTTGGGAATATGCAGGTTCGGGTACAGACTATAACGCTCTACCACAGAACGGCGGCATTACAAGAGAAGAATACGAACAGTTTAGTGACTTACCAGGACGTGTTTACTCTTCAGGTACAAACGAACTTGGTGACTTTAAAGTTGGTGACTTCATTGTTGCAGAAAACAGAACTGGTAACATTACGTTTAAAAACACAGTTACAGTTGGTGAACTATCAGCACTGAAACTTGCTGTTTCGGATGTTGTTATTGAAGCAATTTCGACTGATCCAGGACTAGGTGACAATGAACCAGGCGGCGCAACTGATACACGATTAATTACACAGAACGCTGCACGTAGCTTCCTAGCAAACAGACTAGGCGACTTTATTGATAAGAGTGTATCTACTAACTCAGTTGCTGGTGCAGTTCCACAGATGAACGCACAGGGCTTGTTGAACTCAGATATTATTCCTGCAACACGTAACTTTAGTTTGTATGTAACAGATCAAAAGTTTGGTAGATTTAATCTAACTGATGATATTCCACCACAAGAACCATTACAGGGCGACATTGCGCAAGAAAGATATGAGCGTGTGTTCTTTACACTTAGTCAGCCAGTTGCATTTAGCGAAGGTGACATTATAGTCGAAGCAAATACAGGTGCAACTGCTATTGTTGATGAAGACAACGGCGGCGCTGCTACTGCGTACTTTGCAAATATTGTTGGAACATTTAGTAACAACATTAGTGCAAACACCCTGAGTATTAACGGACAAAACACTACAGCATATATTACTAACACAGGCGGAACTGATGTGCGTGATATCCAGTACACTATGGTACAAGATAGTAGTAGCCAGTTCTTAAGATACTTACCAGCTGGAAGTACATTTACAGTTGGAACTACACTTACAGCAGCTAACTCTAAAACACAAGGTACCGTAACAGGACAAGTAGAAGGTGTTGCTCTAGCAGTTGACATTGCTAATATTAGTAATGGTGCAGGGTATGTACCGACAACAGGATCACAAACATACACCCAAGTTCCTTTAATTAGTAACACAGGTACAGGTACAGGCGCTATTGCAGACATTACTGTATCTAACGGACAGGTAACTAACGTTGACTTAACAAGAGGCGGTAGTGGTTATGCAGTGGGAGACACTGTTACGGCTGCAACAGGCAACTTAGGCGGACAAAACTCACAAGACTTCCAAGTTAACATTAACGCAGTTGATAACAGAGTGTTTGTAGATTTGATTGCTGGTAAGTTTATTGCTACAAGTACTTCGAACGAATACACAGAAAGTACCGTAGCTCCAGTAACTTCAGTTGCGTTAGGTAATACAACACTAAGTGCATTTAATGCAGATACAACTGCTAATGGCGGTAACGTTGATTATCCTAACTCACAGATAATAATTAACTCGCACATATTTGACAACGGTGATGTTGTTAACTATGCAAGTTCTCCAAACCCGGCAATAGGCGGATTACTACAAGGCGAAAGTTATTTTGTTAAAGTTATTGATTCAAATACTATTGAGTTATACAACAGATATGATCTTGATGCAGCACAAAAAGTAACATTTACTTCGAGTTCAACTGGCACACATGCGTTTATTATTAAACATGTAGACACACGTAAAAATCGTATATATGCACCAGATCACGGATATACTAGCGGACAAGCTTTCCGCTTTGTAAGTGCAAACCCTCCAACAGGAATGGTAAGTGGTGGTTACTACTACGCTGGTACAACAAGTCAGAACACATTCTCAGTACACGAATTCCTACAAGATGCAGTAAGCAGTGTTAATGGTGTTACAGCAAATGAAATTAACTTTATACAAACAGGTAGTGGTAGTGCTGACTTTGTAAGACAAGATGTTACAATATATGGAGAAGTTAATACTTCAGGCGAAACTGAAACTAACTGGGCATTGACTGGTAGTGCTAACGTTGATGCAAGTAACATTGTATCAGGTGTTATTAGTACTTCAAGACTTGCAGCAGTAGGAACTGCTAATAGTAACACTTACTTAAAAGGTGATAGTAGTTGGGATCTTGCAACACGTACAGTACGTGTAGCACTTGATTCTCCACTTAACATTACAGGCGACTTTTATACTAGTGGCGGCCAAAACTTCTACTTTAAAGATACACAGTTTGATATTGACAGAACTGATGATACTTTAGGTAATCAAAGTTTTACAAACATTGGTGTTGCTGCATTTAGTAAAGCACAGTTTAATGTTAACTCAGGCGAAGTAGAACTAAAAGCAGGCGTACTTGATGCAGGTACACTAGACGGACTAGATAGTCAGTACTTCCTAGATCCAGGTAACTTACTAAATCCTGTACCAGTTAACAGAGGTGGTACAGCAATTGATCAGTATATACCGGGCGATATGCTATATGCAACATCACCGACAACACTAAACAGATTGCCAATTGGTGATCAAGGTGCTGTTATGGTTGTTGACGAGCTAGGTAATCCGACTTGGTCAAATGACGTTGCACCGTTTGTAGAAGATACAAACAACTTTGGTGTTTCGAGACCATTAGAAATACGACATGACGTTACAAACACACCAGCGGTAGGCATTGGTGTAGGTATGCAGTTCCAAGTTGAAACAGCTAACAACAACAGAGAAGTTGGTGGTACTATTGATGCTGCTGCAACGGATGTAACATTTGGTTCAGAAGACTTTAGCTTCAAGTTTAACTTAATGTCAGCAGGCTTCTTGCAAGAACGAGCAGTATTAGATTCCATTGGTAACATGTCAATTGACGGCGACTTTACAATCCAAGGCGGCGATCTTAAAACAACAAAAACTAGTGCTTCGATTTATGATACTACTGTGTCTTCGATGAGTATTGGTAGAGCTGCTTCTGCAATTACAATTGGTGCAGATAAAACTGGTGAAATGCGTATTAGAAATAAAACGCTAGTAGTAGGCGGTGACGCAGTTGAAACTGCTCCAGTAGATGCTATAATTAAAGCACCTAATGCACTAGGTACTAACAAGCAAGGACCAGACTTAACAATCAAAGGTGGTGCATCAACTGGTAACGGTGTGGCAGGGTCAGTATTTATTGATACTGGTGCATCTGGAAATTCAGGTAGTACTTCAAATACACAAGTTAACCGTCTTGAAGTAACGGGCAATGATGCGCATACACCGTCATTATTATTAGGTAGAAGTTCACAGAGTACACAGCAAGTAGGTACAGTTGGCGTTAAAGGTCCTATTACTGGACAGTTTAACATTAATGGTGCATTACTTGAGTTAACTCCAGGACCGGGTACAGGTTCAGGACAAGGTGCTGCTGTAAACATTTACGGTTCAGACAGCATTGGTTCAGGCAGTGGTATACAAGTAAGCGAACTAGTTGCTAGCTTCTCAGGCGATGCTATTAGACTAAACAAAGATGTTATTACACAAGCTAATAGCTTAGGAACTAACCAAGCAGCATTTGACTTGTTAAACGACACAGTTACAACACTTAACATTGGTGGTGCTGCAACTGCTATTGACATTGGTGCATCAAGTGGTTACTTGCACGTTAACTCCGCTGACCAATCAACAAGTACTACAACAGGTGCTTTACGTGTAGACGGTGGTGGTAGCTTTGGTAAAAACTTATATGTTGGTGGTAACTTAGTTGCTGCTGAACTTACACTTACTGGTGCTATTGACGGTAACAGTTATAATGTTAGTGGTAACGAAGTTATTGACACTAACAGACGCTTTATCTCAAGCGGTGGCACAACAGGCGAACTTGCTAAAGTACATGCTATTAGCTTTGACTGGGACGGAAACTACGGTAACTTAGGCGGATATGTAAATCATGGTATTAGTTCAAGAGGCGAAACATGGGGAGCAGGAGATGATATTAGTATTAACTCTTACCACAACGTTAACGTAAGACTTGACACTAACTCAAACAACAGTGCTGCAACTACATACTTCCGTGTAAACAATGACGTAAGCCAAACAAATGGTAACATTGTACTAAGTGCAAGAGGCGATGGTAAAGTTGGTATTAACAAAGATCCAAGCGGTACTTACAACTTAGATGTTAACGGTAGCTTCAATGCTACAACTGGTTACATTAACGGTGGTGCTATTTGGACTGCATCAAATGACGGAGATGGTTCAGGACTAAACGCAGACTTGCTAGACGGCTTACATGCATCAAGCTTCCTGCGTGTTGATACTGGTGCAGCATTTAGTGGTGGTGTATTTAAAATTAGTGCTCCTGCAACTACTATTCAAAATACTGGCGAAGTTAATACACTCCAGCTATACCAAGGCAACGGCGCAAACGCATACGATGCATTCTTAACATTCCATATTGGCGGTGACTATGCTGTACACTTTGGTTTAGACGGAAGTACAAACGACTTAGCATACGGTGGCTGGTCAGCAGGCGCAGTAGCACATAAAGTATGGCATGCTGGTAACGATGGTTCAGGCAGTGGACTAGATGCAGACTTGTTAGACGGACAGGATAGTGCATTCTTCCGTAATGCAAGTAACATTAACGCTGGTACATTCCCAGATAGATTTAGTAGTAGTACACGTTACAACATTGGCTTTATTGACGGTTATGGCGGCGACAACTACGATAAATTACGTGTTTGGAACAGTGGTTCATACACAATTGGTATGCACAGTGGTCAAACAATGGGCTGGCTAAACGACTATGCAATGACGTTTACTATGAACAATGACACTGATCGTGGCTGGAAGTGGAGACATGATGGCGACGGCGTTGCAACTGGTGCTATGGCACTTACAACAGATGGACGTTTAACAGTTAAACAGTTTATCTCAGTAGGTAACCAAACAACACGCTACTTGAGAGAACCAACAGGTAACTACGGTTCAATTCAGGTTAGTGGCAGCGGCTACGGTAACTGGGAAGGCTTTAGCATCGACGGTCGTGCAGTATTCATGCATGACGGCGGTAGTGAAACAGGTATTTACAACGATGTTAACAACCATTGGCTAGTGCGTTCAGATCATGGCGGACGTACAGGACTATATCACAACAACAGTGAAAAGATCAACACACGTTCAAATGGTGCTGATATTAATGGTGAATTGTATGTAAACAACTGGGTACGTATTGAGTCAGACTCGGGTATTTACTGGCAAGCAGGTTCATATGCTGGCTGGCACATTTATCCAAACGCAACTAATGCAATGGCGTTCCGTTCTGCAAACAGTGGATCATGTGAACTGCGTCTAAACAACAGTTCAAACACTATTTACGGTAGACTGTATGCAGACGATGCATCGCAAGGCTTCCTAAACGAAGACGGTAACTGGTCACTACGTTCATATAATAACGACGGTGTATCACCGGGTATAAGATTCTACGAAACAAGTGGAAACACTAGCTGGACAGGTAACCCAGGTAACGATATTGGTAAAATTGAATACCACGCAGATAGAATGTACATTGTTGCTGGTGCTAACTCAAACAGAGTTGTACAGTTTAGACGAGACGGTACTGATGTATCATACGTTGATAACAGTGGTGTGTACCAAGGTACAGCAGCAAGTGCTAACTGGGCTGACTTGGCAGAGAAATACTTAGCTGATGCAGTATATGCACACGGTACAGTTCTTGCAATGGGCGGTGATGCTGAAGTAACAGAATACAAGCCAGGCATGAAACTTGCAGGTGTTGTATCTACATTACCAGGCTTGATGATGAACCAAACAGATGAAAACAGAGATGATCCGATGTGGCCATTTGTTGCACTAAAAGGTCGTGTTCCATGTAAGATTAACGGAACTGCTAAAAAAGGACAGTTTATTATTGCTGATCAAGACGGTGCAGGCCGTGCTGTAGATGAGCTAAGTACTATAGCAGAATATACATTACTAATCGGAACTGCAATTAGTGATTGTGATGGAAACGGTACTGTAGAGGTTAAGGTATAATACTATGGGCAATATGACAAGAGCATCGGCACGTGATTACTTTAGAGACCGTGCCGGCGCTCAGTTAAGAGGATTTGATAAAACTGTTAACGTTGCTGCCACGGTATACTATGCTGGTAATACTGCAAGTTATAATGCAACTACTGCATATGGCAATCGCCGATATGAGTATGTAAATGCTAATAGTACCTTGTATGACGGCAATGTTTATCCAAATACAACACTAGTTGATGCTACACAGATGATAGATCAAGCATTAAGTGCAATTCAAAGAACTTGTGATCTAATCGAAGGTAGATTAACTAATCAGTACTTTGACTTTAGAGTATGTCATGGCAGCTGTCATTACAGTTGTCACGGATCGAGAGGAAGAAGATAATGGCAGGTTTAAGTCACGCACAATTAGAATCTCGTTATGTAAATGCAGCTTATGCAAGATTAAGAACATTTGATAAAACAGTTAACTTTGCAGCAAGCGTATACTATGCAAACGCAGGCGGCCAAGGCCAAGGCACTGCATATGGTAATCGTCGATATGAATATGTAAATGCAGGAACAGGCACATACTCAACAGGAGATATTCCCAATAGAATCGGGGATAATAGTTTAATTGTAGCAAGTGATATACAAAACTTTGCAACAAATTGTATATCAAGAACAGTAAACCAAATCGAAGGTAGAATTACAAATAGCTACTTTGATTTTAGAATATGTCACAGCAGTTGTCACTATAGCTGCCACGGCTCAAGGGGAAGAAGATAATGATTGGTGAAAGTTTTTATTATATTAACAATAAAAAGTATATAGGAAAGTCGTCTGCAATGACATCTGCAATAGCTGAGAGTCCGTTTAATGGTGATCAGACACGCAAAATAAAAATTGTAACACCAGATGAACATCTTCCTATTAAAGAATCGTATGTAACTATGTTACAAGAAGATTATCCAGCAGCAACTGAAGATTTAGTTGAGTTTGCACAATGGAACGAAGTAGATACGGTAGAATATCTAGGCAATAGTAATAAAGAATACTTGCTATTTGACGAAATACTTGACTTTCTTAAATATTATGCAAAGTATACTGCTTCGCTATTGCGAACTGCTACTAGTAAAGATGTAAAAGAAGTTACTAAAGATTTCTTAAAGTTAGTAACAACTAGAGACCAGTCGTATGCAACATTTGCAGAATTTAATGACGGAAACATAGATGCAGTAGTTGAAGAAATATTTGCCGAAAATAACTTTTACCAATTCTCGTCGACACCAACAAGTAAGTGGTGGGGATATGATATACTGTTCTTTATTAATGATAGATATAACAGAGATGAAACTTACGAAGAAATTAATTCTGTAACAAGCGCACACTTACGTGAGAAGTTTACAATACATTCAGAAACAATGATTTTTGAAGTTATTGCAATGCTTCAAAGTAAAATTGGTTATATTAGTGTAATTAATAATATCATTGACTGGCTAAATGACAACGGAAATAGTACATATAACAAAGTGCAATTTATTAAAGATACATTCCAAAACAAAAACAGAATGATGGCACTATATTCTCTTAGAGATTTTTGGAACGAAGTTGGCAACAATGCTGAACTTATGAATCTTATTAATAATCACGAAGAATGGGAATACGAAGAAGTATATAAAGAGTTTGCTAAAACTATTCCTATTGTTGTACAAATCGCAGAAGGGGGCTTTAATTTTGCAAGTAATGAGCAACTGAGAGATGCGTGGAGCGAAGTAGAGTTTTTCTACAAGCGTAAAGCACGTATTCCTTACTTGATATTTAAAGTAAAACCATTAGTGGAGTAAAAATGGAAAATCGTACGAGCTACACATTACCCTTAAATCCTGTAGATCTTGCAAGTATATACAAGATTAAAGCAGATCAGGAAGATTATATTCTGCATGTCGATTACGAAGAATCTAAAAAGGTACTATCGGTAAAACATATCTTAGTATACATATCAAACACTAACTTTAAAGTACAGTTTGATACTATTGATGCTGAGTTAATTAATGAATATATAAAGTGCGACTTCTTGGTAGAATGTCCCATTATAGCTCGCATAATAGCAGTTATTGCAAAAAGAAAGTTGAATTACGATTTTAATAATGTTGACGAAGCAATCAATGTTATATGGTCAAATGAAATGATAGATGCATATTTAGAAGAGAACGGTGAATTATTTAACGATCTTCTAGATAAGATACAACACATTCCTTTATTTTGCATATCACAATCTACAAAGTATGATGATAAATTTAAAGAATTTGTTCCTGAGGATTTGGACTACACAGACGAAGAAACAAATATTGGACTAAATATTGTATATATTGCAACGTATGCATTAGACTTGTTGTATTTGTTAGGTAACAAATTTGGTCCGTGGCCGTCTAGTAACTTAAACAAGCGATTGTTTAATGATGTTAGTAAGTACAAAGGTTCCGACTTATATAATACTTTACTTAAACAAGGCGTTGCAACTAGTATGTTAGAACTATTTGAGGAAGAATCATAATGACAATGCAACAATCATATTGCAAACAAATGAAGTACAGTGGCCCTGAAAGTTTGCCTCCAAGCCTGGCACAAAAGTTTGATGTTCTTATCAACTTCGAAGGACTCACTGGTTGCGATCATGGTTGTGTTGGCTGTTTTGTGAATAAAAACCAAGACGTTAGTGCAATGAATAGTATGCTAGAAACTGCACAAACACTAGCAGACGGAGTTAAACGTACAGGGTTAAACTTACGTGAATTTGTTATTGGGCCTACTGACTTTTTCTCTGCAGAGAATACTATTAAAGTTTTAGAACATCCAACTGTGCAAAACATTATGAGAGAGCATACTAAAGCACGTATTGCTACTCCAAGTAAAATTGACGAAGTAAGTATGGAAAAACTTCGTGATATATTCTCTATCTTAGACGATCCTAGCAAATATAGAGACGAAATGATTATTGAGTTTATTATGCCGATTGGTAATATTGATCGCATACTCAATGACGAAGATTACTTTAACGATATAAAAGCAAAGTTAGACTTTTTTGATAAAGAAACTCCTAAGAATATTGACTGGAGTTGGACATTGCAAGCAAGTAATGTAATGCAAAAACATTTAACTAAAGAAAACTACAATAATTTACTATACAAGATTCTAAACGAATACGAAACT